CACAACTGTATTAAGCGGAACAAACTTGGACAATGTTACTGTAGACGGTGGTACTTTTTAATTAAGAGGAAATATGTCAAATGTTATTAAAATAAAAAATTCAGGAACAGTGGCAAATGTTCCGGCATCATTAGAGCATGGTGAAATTGCTATTAATTACGCTGATCAACTTTTGTTTTATAAGGATTCTAGCAACGCTATTGTTTCTTTTGATATCAGTACTGGGGTGGGTGTATCTGATTTAGATGCCCAAGTTAGCGATCTTGAAGTAACTTTGGCTATGCAAACCTTCTAAGGCCTAGAAAGCGTTTTCTGTTATAATTAATATATCATGGATGATGTAAAAATTAACACAAGCAAAACGCTTACTTTAACATTACCAAGCGATCCTACATCAAATATTGTTTCAACAAGTCTTTACCACGAATTTGGCTCTTTGGTTAGCGGTCCAACAAATGCTACAAGGACATCTGCTGGTGTTTATACAATTACATATGGTCAACAAGCTTCTGGTATTTATGTCCTTAATTCAGCCGGTAGGCATAGAGTTGATTTTACTTACACTATAAGTGGCACATCATACACTCAATCACAGTATATAAATGTCTATACACCATATTGTGATATTAATTTATTTTTTGAAGAATATCCTGAATTGGAAAATGATTTTTATGATAAATTTGATTCTTATGAAAAAAAAGTTCGTAATATAATTAATACATTTTGTGGACAATCTTTTGAATTTTATCCAAATAAATATTTTATTTTAAATGGCAATAATAAAAGCACCTTGCCTCTCCCTTTACCAATAGTCAATCTTATTTCAGTAACAATGAATGTTGGTGATGATGATGAAACTTTATTGCATGATTCAACAAACTCTTCGGTTAATAATATTGAAAAATCAAGAGAGCCATTTAACTTTCAGTCCGGTAATTGGATTCAATTTAGAAATTCTTTTTTAGATAGTGTTCAATCAATAATTGTTAGTAATAGATTTAATTCATCAGATGATTATAAGGTTCAAGGTGATTTTGGTTGGCAATTTGTTCCCAATAATATTGAACAGGCAGCAAGTTTACTTTTAGCCGACATGATGACTGGGGACTCTGAATATAGAAGACATGGGATGAAGAGTGTGGATATGGACATTATTAAGTATGAGACAAAGGATTCATTTTATGAATCAACTGGTAATATTGATGCCGACATTTTACTTATGGACTACACAATTTTTATTATGGATTATGTGGTTTAATTATGTCCTATGGTACATATTTTCGTTTTACTCATAACGGTGTTGTTTTCACTAAAAGCATTACGACTAATGCTGCTGGGCAAAAATACCCAACTTTTACTAATGCTGGAATAATTCATTTTCAATTTCAAACACCTACTCTTTCTTCAACTGGAGGAGAGAAAAGAATTGCTCCGTATAACGAAAACATATCTTACTATGAAGCAATTGTACCTTTGAAATATGATCAATATATGATTTTTGCAAACAGAATCGGTGAAGTGAAAGATAGGTATGGTAATGCTATTAATTCTGACACTTATGAAATTATAGGCATACAGCCTAAATTTGGTTTTTCTGGTAAAAAACATCACACATTGATCATGCTAAAAAGAGTGGTGGAACCGCAATGATAGAGATTCGCATAACTGATAATTTACAAAATGTAATTGATAGGCTAAATAAGATAAATCTTGACCAACAAACCGCAATGGCTGAGGCAGCCGAGGCAACTGCACTAAAATTGCAGGAAGTAAACCCCGAATACGCTGTAGTAAACGTGGAAACCGATGGAGACACTTTTGTAATAACAGCAAATCATATTGGCTACACTGACGAAATTAATGAAGATGCTAAAGATTTTTTTAAACAGGCGTTTAGAGAATCTCTTAATAGATTGATTGGGGGAAGCAATGGGAATTAGTGTTTATGATGTTAATGCAAGACTAATTAGTGATGCAACATTAATTTCTTTAGCTGGGAAAACTATGAGTTTTTTCCCGGTAGTGGCTACCAATAACGAGCCTGCACCTTTTGTTACATATTTATATCAGCCGCGGGTTCCTGATGTTGAGCAATACTGGGTTAGGTGTGATTATATAAGATATTCTATTTTTGACACAGATGCTTCTCGGCTTTTTGCTCTAGCTGAAAGAATAATTAATTTATTATCTATAGGAGATCAAGTTGCCCAAAGCGGAGGAATATCCCCATCCCAAGTCAGGCCTTTGTCTTCCTATATGGTTGGTTCAAGTTTGGCAGCCCCAATAGAAAAAGAAGGCTGGTACAGAATGAACCTTGATTTTAAAATAAAGAACGTTGATTATTAATGTGGTATAATCTATATTGCGCTTAGGCGCTTAAAGGATTGTGTTATAATAAAATATGGTATACACTACAATTACATACATTGGAAAAGAACCTGGCTTCGTGGTTAAGATCTCGGGCAAGGTATACGATTTTGAATGGATGAAGGGTTTAGGTATCGGTAAGCGTGAAAACGAAATCGGTATTGAAGATTCAAAGAAGATCGCGCAATGGCGCGATAAAAAAGGTCGGAAGATATTCCGATTAGATTAAATCAGGAGGATTTAAAATGGCAGTAACAGTAGCAAACATTGTCGTTGGTGAAGCAACAATTCAACTTGGCACTAACGCAAACGCAACTAGCATCGCAACTATGAACAACTTTGCAGATGTCGGTGCAACATCAAACGGTGTTGAAATTTCGTGGGAACCAGATATCGTTGATATTGAGGTAGATCAATTTGGCGATGCAGCTAAGTTGATTCAATCAAAAGTTAAGGTTATGTTGAAGACAACCCTTGCAGAAGGAACTTTGACTAACTTGACAACAGCTTGGAACTATGACGATGGTGACATCGCAACCGCTCAAGATGGAGCAAACACCAAGACTTTCAATTTTGGAACACAATCAGTGTACCCAAATGAGAAGGGTGTTGTTGTAACTGGTGCAGCACCAGGTTCAAGTGCTGTAGCGATCAAGACTCGTAAATTCTACGCAAAACGTGCTGTTTCAATGGAATCATCAATGATTTCAATGAAGCGTGCAGAGGCAACGATGTTTACGGTAGGTTTCCGCATTCTTCCAACCATTGCAGACAGTGGTTATGAGTACGGCAAGATCGTTGACCAAGACTAATATTTAAATAAAATCAAATATAGTTTGTAAAGCTTGAAGTCCCGACACAATATGTGATAAACTTATTGTGAAGGGGCTTTTTGCTTCCTTCCCAAACAAAAGGAACAGGTGATTAAGTTGAGTGATAAGAATAAAGATATTACTGCAGGAACAGCTATTGTATTTGCTGATGGAGTAACTCGCACTATTAAGCCATTGACGATTAGACATCTTCGTGGGTTTATGAAAGCAGTTAAAAACTTGAAAGGTGAAGATAATCTTTCGGATGAAGATATTGACATCATGGTTGAAGCAGCAGGAATCGCATTGGCAGCAGTTGACCCTGAGTTGTCAAAAGATAAAAACAGACTTGAAGATGTTTTAGATTTGAGATCATTCGGTGAGCTTATGGCAGCCGCAATGGGTTCAGACCCTTCCTTCTAAGCGAGGATGGTTCTTCCCCAAGTGAGCCCTTGCCTTGGCAAGATATACCACTCCTCAAGTACGAATCAGAAATTTTTATAAAATCAGGTGCATGGGTTAATTTTGAAGAATTAGAATCTTCGTTAACTTTAAACGAATTATTTTTATTATATCGCGCTTGCGCCAATGAAACATCTACTGCACTAAAAGTTGCAGCAGCAGCTCAAGGTGGAGAAGTTGACTTTGATGATGACTGGTATGATCCTGCACCTGTTGAAGCCAAGAAGCCAGTAACGGCAATGGAGATGAAATCTAAAGGTATTTCTGGTTTTGGTATGGGCTTGGCAACTGATGAAGATAAGCGACAAGCTTTTCCGGAACTATATGCCGATAAGCAATAAAACATTGCTTAATTCAACCTCTTGTGCGATAATTAATAGTACAAACTATGTCTGATGTTCCTGGTAACAGCTCTAACGATGTCCAGATTACTACTGGAATTGATAACAACCTCGCCCAAGGGGTGGCACAACTAACCCCTGCATTAAATAGCCTTTCGGCTCAACTAGCAAAGCTGTCTCAATCAGCAACAAGAAATATAGATCTATCTTCTACTTTAAATAGAAGCATGGGGTTAAATGTCTCCAGTGCTGGTAAATTTAAAGCAGAATTAAGTAAATTAATAAACACCCAGGAGCTATCAAATAAAGTAATGCGTCAGGCTAAAACTGACGCTGATCAATTAGCCGCTTCGTATTCAAGATTATCAGCTGCATCTTCTGGATTTGCTAATCCGGCTGCAGCTCGTTTTGGTTTGCAACAAACAACTTCCCATCTGTCAGCAATGACTTCAAATGTCAAATCTCTTGATAGGGCTCTTCGTGATGTTAGGATTGAACATTTTGCAACACGAATGCAACAATCTGGTGCTCGTTCACAATTGGCTGCTTATAACTTTTCAAGAAATTTTACTTTCCCGATTATTGCTGGTTTTAGAACAGCATTTTTTAATTTTGCAAGATTAGAAACTGAAACTGTACGTTTGACAAAGCTGTTAGGAAACAACTTTGCTTCTGCAGACAGCAGCCTTTCAGGAATGTCGGAATCTTTAAAGAAAAATCGTGCTTATGTTGCTGAGATAGGTATTGAGTTAGACAAAATTACTGCAAAGTGGGGTATATCAAGAGTTCTCGTTCAGTCTCTTGCTGGTGATTTTGCAGAATTAGGTATCGTTTCTAAGTCAGGTTTATCTAATCTTGTTATGTTTACTGCTGAAGTTGAAAAACTTGGCAACCTTGATATTGGTGATTCTTCTGAGTTTGTTAAAACAATGTATCAAACTATTTTGAGAATAAGAAGAGATCTTAAAAAGAGTGTTGATATGTCCAACGAGGCTGTGTCTGAAGAAATTTTAGGTCAGCTGAGAGGGCAGATAGCAATGTTTAACTTAATTGAAAACCAAACTACTTTGTCTTTGAAAAACATAGCTCAGGCTTTTCCTGAAATAACTGCAGCAGCTACAAGTTTTGGTTTGTCAATGACTGAGGCTGCAGCAATGCTTGTTCCAATGGTTGCTGCTGGTTTTCAAGTCGGTGCTTCTGCTAACTCGGTAAAAGTTTCTTTGCAAAGAATGGTTGCCATGACCAAACAAAATACAGAAATAGTTGCTGGATTAAATAAAGAATTGGGTCCAGGATTCCAGCTTTCAGCTGGTGTTGGTATGAAAGCAATTCAACAACTTGTTGACGGTTTTAATTTGTTGAAAGACAAAAAAGGTGAGCAAGGTGTTTTGGAATTGTTTAGCCGCTTGTTTGGTGTTCGTCAGGGCCCAAGAATGGAAACTTCACTTCGTCAACTTGCCCAATTCCAAGATGCAATAGTTTCAACATCTAAAGCAGGTATAACTAGTGTTAAAGAATTGGAAGCTCTAAGTCAAGGAGTAAAAGTAGATACTACTTCTTGGGAAAATTTAATAACTTCTACTTTGGAAACAAGTGTTAATACCGAATTAATTAATGCTGGTTTAAGAAATCAACAAGTTTCGTTGAAGAACATCGCTTCACTTTCAGAACTAACTCGTCTTGCTTCCTTAAGAGGAACTGAGGCTGAAATTAAAAGAGCTAACGCTATACAAAAAGGTCAAATTGCCGCTCAAGAACTTCTTGAAATTGAAAGCGGCAGAAAGGGTGGGCCATCTGGTAGAGACTTCCTTTCAAGAACCTCAAGTGAAGTTGCAAAGGTTCTGTTGGCTCAAGCTTTTGACACAAAAAAACTTGCCGAAGCTCAACTAGAATTTGAGTTGGAAGTTGCTGGCAAGACATCGGAAGTGACATATAGAAGAGCTAAAGAGTCACTCATGGGAATGGGTCGGACAATTGTTCCAATAATAAGTAGCATTTTAGAAGGTCTGCTTCCAGCTTTGCAAAAATTGCAATTGTGGTTGTCTAAGAATTCTGAAAAATTTGGTAAATTCTTTGCTATTGGGGCTTTAATTCTTGCCGGAATTGGTCCAATGAAAATGCTTATGAGCACATTTAAAATTTTAATTGGAACATTGTCAACAGGATTTTTAAAACTTAATAAAATATTTTCTTTGACAACAAGTAGCTTTATAACTTTTCAAGAATTATTAATGAATCCAAAATTATTAAGAGGCACTAATCCTGTAATTCAATACATGGATGGATTTTTAATAAGAAAAAGAAAATTTGACAGAGCTTTAAGATCAAAACCAGATTATAGCGGGATATCCCTAGCGGCTAGAGAATTGCTGGAAGCCGATTCTTCTTTCAGAGCTGCTCCTGTTACAAGTAAAACTATTTCTAAAATATCTGCTACAACACCAATAACTGCAACAACAGCCAGTTTGTTATTTTCCGCAACTGAACCTTTAACCAGGGGGGCTGAAAGTATTGCTGAGAGTGCTGTTTCTGCACAAAAGGGCATAGTTGATGCTGTCAGGGAAGGTTTGTCTAAAGGCATAGCTCATCTTTTTAAAGGGCCAAACATTTTTGAAGGACCAAATTATTGGGTTGGTCCTAATTATGGATTAGGTGGCAAGGGGGGCGGTGGTAAAAAAGCGCCAACCACTGGGCCATCAGGTATGCGACCATCTGGGGCAAAAGCGGAAGGTGATCTTGCTCCCGAAACAACTACTCCAGTTGCCCCAGCTGCTAAGCCAGAGTCCAAGCCTGCTCCAGCTGCTAAGCCTGCTCCAGCTGCTAAGCCAGAGTCCAAGCCTGCTCCAGCTGCTGCGCCTGCTCCAACTGCTGCTGATGCCAAAGCTGCTAAAGCCCAAGCTGCTGCTGATGCCAAAGCTGCTAAAGCCCAAGCTGCTGCTGATGCCAAAGCTGCTAGAGATCAAGCTGCTGCTGATGCCAAAGC